TTAAATAAAAAAAAAAAAATGAAAAGGAGAAAAGTTTCCTAAATTTTAAAATAAAAAATGTGGGAAAACATTATTTTGGAAAAACTTTTGAAAAATTATTTTGATGAAATGAAACAGTCTTCTGTCCAAATTGAAAATTTCAATCATATGATTGATTTTCGATTAAAGAAAATATTAGAAGATGAATTAATTAATATAAAAATTGATAATAATACATATTATCGAATATATTTTAATAATATTTTTGTGGATAAACCATCTGTGGTTGAGGATAGAGTACAGAGATATATCACACCGAAAGAGGCACGTATTCGAGATATTACTTATAGTGGTAGTCTCTTGGCGGATATCAATACTTGTTATGTCAAAATGTCAGACAATAAAGAAGTAGAAATTAGTGATTATAAAATCTATCGAAAAAAATGTATTGCGAAAATACCAATCATGGTAAATAGTTTGAAATGTACTTTATATGACATGACTGAAAAGGGAAAAATTGAAGCTGGAGAATGTCAATATGACCATGGTGGGTATTTTATTATCAGGGGGAAAGAACGGGTTTTGGTTTCCCAAGAAAGGATGAATTATAATGATATCTATTGTTTCGAATCCAAAACGGGGAATTTGATGGATACGGTTTGTGAAATTCGTAGTATCAGTGATGAAACGAAGCATTCTGTCTATTTACAAATGAAATATAATGGAAATCGAATCATGTTGACCATTCCATTTATTCAGAATGATATTCCTTTGGGGTATATTTTCAAAGCTTTTGGAAAATCCACGGAAGAAATCGTTGACATTTTAAATATTATATGTAAAGAGGATAATATTGAAGAGTATTTCAACAATATCCTTTTGGACATGATAAAAATTCGAACGAAAGAGGCCGCGATTGATTTTATTTCGGAGAATTCCTTGTCTATCGTCATGAAAGAAAATCGTAAAAAGTTTGTGGAACAGATTTTGTTTAATGAAATTTTTCCTCATTTGGGTATCACCTCCTCCAAGACACAAAAAATTTTATTTTTATGTAAAATGTATCGAAAATTGATGAAAGTCATTTTTAGAAATCAAAGTTATGATAATCGAGACCATTTGAATAATAAAAGATTGGAAATGTCAGGTTGCCTAATAAGTGATTTGTTCAAGACTCTTTTCAAACGATACATAAAAACCATTTCGGTGAATTTGGAAAAGAGGCAAGACATTGTAGTAATTTTGAATAAAATTAGTATGATAAGTCTTGGGTTGAATCATTGTTTCTGTACTGGGAATTGGGGTGTTCCAAAAAGCGCTTTTATCCGTTTGGGGGTTTCCCAAATTTTATCGAGATTGACAAATCCTAGTTACAATAGTCATTTGTTGCGAGTTTTGATTCCAATTGGGAAAGAGGCAAAAAATACAAAAGTACGACAAATTCATTTGAGCTCCATTGGGTTTTACTGCCCAAGTGAAACCCCAGAAGGACAGCAAAGTGGAATCGTCAAAAATTTGTGTCCCTATATACGTGTTACAAAACAATATAATATACCTTATATAAAAGATATTATTACCGATATAGAATATATTATATTTGATTTCGAAATGTATACCAAAATCAAAAGAGACCAAAATTTTTTGATTCTTTTGAATGGAAGTCTTTTGGGATTCACCCATGAACCAGGAAAAGTGGTGGAAAAATTATCCTTGTTTAAAAAAACAGACATTTTCATGATTGATGTGTCTATTAGTGTTCGGGAACAGGACAAGGAAATTCATATTTTTGCAGATGAAGGTCGTTTACAACGTCCAGTTTTTTCTCGAAATAATTTACCGACAATTTCCGATTTGGAAACAAAATCTTTTTCAGAACTTGTAAAAACAAAAAAAATCATTTATCTTGATTCTTATGAAATCGAAAACCGAACTATTGCAATGACCTATGACCAATTTCATCAAAATAAAATTTACGATACACTTGAAATACACCCGTCTTTTATCGTTGGGTTCTCGGTAAATTTGATTCCATTCCCTCATCACACCCAATCTCCACGAATCACCTATCACTGTGCCATGGGGAAGCAAAGTATTTCCCTTCCTTTCACAAACATTCATCAACGCGTGGATACCATGAATTATATCTTGAGCTACCCGGAATCCCCTATCATTCAGTCCCATCATGCCGAATACAATCACCTCGATAAATTAGGTATTGGAAATAATTTATGCGTGGCCATCATGATGTTTTCTGGATACAATCAGGAAGACTCGGTGATTCTAAACAAATCCGCCATAGACCGAGGATTGCTTCGATGCTTTAGTTATCGAACCATCATTGTCGAAGAGAAAAAAAAATCTACCATTTGTACCGAAAAAATTGAAAAAACCCCCATCGAATTTCGAAACAATTGCTTCAATTACACAAAAGTAGACGAGCATGGAATCATCCAAGTGGGGAGTGTTGTTGGATGTGGAGATGTAATCGTCTGCAAACTTCAAAAATTGAATAATAAAGAAAATATTAGCTGGCGGGACAGCAGTGTCATTATCAAACCCGGAGAGGAAGGCGTGGTGGACAGGGTCTTCCTCTCCACGAACGTGGAAGGATATCGAATCATTAAAGTTAAAATCAGAGTGGAAAAGGTACCAGAAATAGGTGACAAAGTCGCAAGTCGAAATGCTCAAAAGGGAACCGTTAGTATCGTCTTGGATGAGAAAGATATGCCTTTCACCCAAGACGAAGGAATTGTACCTGATTTAATACTAAATCCACTATGCATTCCTTCACGTATGACCATCAATCAACTGATTGAGACCTACCTCTCAAAAAAAAGTATCAATCATTTGAAAAAATTTTACAGTACCATTTTTTTTGAAGAAAATAAAACAAAAATTATGCAAGAATTACAAAGCGATGACTCCGATTTCGCAAACGAATACATGGTGAATGGCATGACGGGGGAAGTGATAAAAAGTAAAATTTTCTTTGGACCTTGTTATTACCACCGACTAAAACACCTGGTCTCCAACAAAATCCACTCAAGGAACAGCGGAAATATACAACTCATGACTCGACAACCTCTAGAAGGTCGTAGTAGGGATGGGGGATTACGAGTCGGGGAGATGGAACGAGATTGCATCATTGCTCATGGGACATCTCGCCTATTAAGGGAACGTTTATTCGAAGTTTCCGATTACTTCGAAATTCATATTTGTAATATCTGCGGAAATATGCCTCACAAACCCAACTTTTGTAATTTTTGCAAAAAAAAAAATATTCACAAAATACCACTACCATACGCCTGCAAACTTTTATTTCAACAATTAATGGCTTTAGGTATCAAAATTAACATTTTTACAAAATCATTAAAAAAATAAAAAAAAAAAAATTATCAATAAAAAGAAAAATGTCTGTATTTGAACAAATTAATAATTTTATTGTTGACTCTTTCGTTTTACAGAAATCAAAATATGTCACTTTCGATTCATCATGTAATAAAAATAAATTACCTATATCACCCGCTTGTTTGCTTTTCATCTCTGTGTTGTGTCTAGAATACCTTATTGCAGTCAAAAATATTTTATTCTATCAACCCGAAACCCTATTGGAAGGAGAAGAAGATACAAACTCACCTCCCCCTAAACAAATTTCCTTTTTGCAAAAAATTTTCTATATTCTAGTCTTTACAGCCTACTCCTACGTGACAATCTCAGTAATCGCAACCTTATGCGCCTTTCATTGTGATTATTTGTATTCCTTTGTCTATTTCATCATGTATACTATTACAATACAAACCATTTTGAAAACTCTCCTCTCATAATGATGTTTTTTTTTTGTTCATTATATTAAATAAATAAAAAAAAAAAATGAATAATTGTACTTCATCCTTGGATTTTTATATTGCACTATCCCTCAATTTATTAATATTGTATGGTATCTATCATGTCATACAAAAATATGAAAACTCCAATAATACCGAAATGAGTGGATTCGAAGAATTTGGTTTCTATATCTATTTATGTCTTAAATATACATTTTATTTTCTTTTTATTGGTGTAGGATTAATATATTTTACTTCCTATCTTATAGGAAAAAGTTAGACAAAAAAAAAAATGGGTCTTGACTTAAGTTGTAATGGGGTACTTGCAAAATGTGGTTCTTATAAAAATGTACAAGTCATTCGTAGAAAATTATTGGAAGGTTTGAAATTTTGTATTGAAATGGAATATCATGCTGAAAAAGATACGGTTGAATATATCATCTCCCTCTTTGGAAAGACAAAAGAAATCTGTTATCAAAATTTCTCACAACAAGGCAATCAAAGGTTATCAGAGCTCGGTCTTGATGGGTTTATCCCATTTATTTATCACAATGACAATATGGGATATTTATCCAGTCATGAAGCAAAAGAATTTATGCAAGCATGGGAAATCACAAAAGAATATATGGATACATCTTTAAAAGATTATGAAAGAAAATTTTATCTGGAATATATTTTTCAAGAATCGATTCGGTCGGGGAAAAACATTCATTTTTTTTAGAATTCTTCCTTCATGATATTTTCAATCTCGGTTTTTAAATGGGGTACACCAAATATTTTATAATCACCGCAGTTATTTTCCGGATGAAAAACTACAAGATACATGTCTTTTACTTTTTCATCATATTGTTTTTCCAATATATATTTATATAAATTCAATTGAAGACTATAATGATTAAAATTGACATCTTCCAAATGACTCAAATATTTTTTGGTCGAATACTTTTTTTTGAAATCACTGCTTTTTTTAATCTCTTTCGAACGTTTCCAATCAAAAAGAGTCAATTCACCATTTTCATTTCTCGAACAAGCATCAATGGTACCCGCGACTTTCTTTTCTTCATCATAAATTTTCCATTCCGTTCTATAAGGGACGAACTTTGTTTTTTTCATGAAATTTAAAAAATATTGAAATTCTTTACTTTCATTCGATAATGCCTCATAATTCAAATAAGATTCAATGTCCGCATGAAGTTTCGTACCTTGAATCATCGCTTGCTCTGAATTTTTAGACCACAACTTTTTGATTTCTTCCTTGGTCATGGGATAATACTTGTTTTTTGACCAAAGAGGACTTCTCTGCATTTCTTGAATAATTCCATCCGCATTAAACGGATTGAATAATTTGTGAATCAAGGTCGTACTCGAAATCAATCGAATATCTTTATACGTATATGAATGTGATTTTTCATCAAATTTTAAATTAGAATCTCTCTCATGACAATGAATTTCTTCTAAATAACGTTTCATTTTCCTATTTTTAAAATTGAAAAAAAAAATCCAAGTTTCATTTTTTTTTTTGTTAAATAATAAAAATAAAATGTTAAAATCCTTGAAAAAAAAATTAAATATTAGTGATAATCTATATATTTTAGACAAACCCTCACGTGGGATTGCAACTCTTGAACAAATTAAAAAAAATGAAATTATTGTTTCCATACCCGATAAATTTTTACTCACAACATCATCGATACCTTACTATCAAGAATTAAAAAATAAAGTTCACGACAATTCCATTTTTGCCATTTTTTTATTACAAGAATCAGAAAAAAAAAAAAAAGTAAATGGGAATTTTATATAAAATCCTTCCCCAGTCGACAATCCGTCGAGAAAGATTTCCCGATTTTTTGGAAAAAATCCATGTTCCAAAATGAGAAACAACTTGAAATCTTAGTCACACAATACAGAATGCAAATTCAAAAGGATTTGAAAACAATAAAAAAAATACTCAAACTAAATAATATAATATATAAAGATTATCTATATTTTCGATTACTCGTCACCTCCAGAATGTTTTCCTATCAAAACAAAATTTACATGGTCCCTTACATCGATTTATTCAATCATGCCAAGAAACCAAACACTACTTGGTTCTACAAAGAAAATCACTTCATCCTGAAAGCAATCAGCGATATTCCACAAAATTCTGAAATATATGATAACTATGGAAATAAAAATAATATTTATTTAAAATTATATTATGGATTTACGCTTTCTTAAGAATAATTATCATATATTTTAAAAACTTGAAGAATTTCATTTTCCATTTTTTGTCTTATCAAGTTTTTGAATTTTTTAAATTTGAATATTTTGGAAGTAGTATTGAAATCCGAGTCATGAATGAGTATATTTTTCTCATTATCAAAAAGAATTCTCCCAGACGCTATGAAATTCATTTTTTTATCTTCTGGAGAAAGTTTATATTCCACTGAATTATCCATTTTGTCAAAATTTATTGTTATTTCCATTACCAAATTGTCAAAGATTGAAATTTTTTCAAGAAATTTCAAAAATGAATTCAAATTATTTCCGTGTACTCTTAAAAAACAAACGATTTTTAATAAAGAATGATTGATTTGCTCGATATTTTCAGATACGACTGTATTTTTATGTTGTGGTAATAGAGAATAAAATTTTTTACTATTTATAATTTTTTCAAATACATCTTCCATTTTTTTTTATTTCTACTTACTTATCATTTAATAATATTTTTTGTGAAAATTAAAAATAAAAAGCAATAAAACAAAATTGGAATATAGATTGAAATATTCTCATTAATACGACTAAATTTTATAAACTCGATATAAATACCAATTTTGTCACATGCTTTCAAATACAAGGATGGGTCTTTCTCTTGAAAAGAAATCATTGGAAAAGCTGCCTTCTTTTTAATTGTTTTTGAGGTCGCCAATAATTTATCAATATGGATAGATTGTAATTCTGGATTTGTTTGAATCATTTCTAATATTTTTTGAATTCCATTTCGATTAATGATATAGGCATGGGCCGTAAGAGGAGAAAAAGGTTTAATGACAAAAGGATTGCAAAAAGAAGACCACAAAATTGGCCAATTTACATAACCTAAATAAAAAATATCATAATTTTCATTATTTCTAATGTAAGAATTTAAAAAATTTAATTGATTTTGATTTTTATATGACGTAAAAATGGCATCATCTTCCAAAATCATGACACGCTCATAATGCATTTGTTTTGATTTTTTATAAATGTCGACATGATTTTTGAAAATATCTCGCGAAATACGGTCCATGGTTTTGTGTTGGAGAATCGACCATAAAGAAGAATCATACAGACCATCATTTGTTGCAGACCCAACACCATTCACCAAATGATATTCCAACTTTCCATCAAACGATTTATCATTGAAAATAGAATCAAATTTAGATATTATCCTCGTTTTATTTTTTAATAAACCTAAAATAAATATTTTATCTACATTATGTAACATAATTTTTAATAATTCTTTTTTGTTTTTATATGACTGTAAAAAAAAAAAAATATAATTGTATATTACTTTTCATTATGTATTTTATTTAAAATCTTTCCGGAAAATTGGACAATTAAAATAATATATATAAAAAAATATTATCTATTAATAAAATGAATAGTATTGAAAAAGGCGCAAAAATATTTAAAACAAAATGTTCACAATGCCACACGGTTCATGAAGGAGGTCCTCATAAGCAAGGACCAAATCTTTTTGGTATGTTCGGTAGAAAAACTGGACAAGCAGAAGGATATAGTTATTCAAAAGCAAATATAGAAAAAGATATAATTTGGAATGATGAAACTCTTTTTAATTACTTGATAAATCCAAAAAAATATATTCCAGGAACGAAAATGGTATTCGCAGGTATAAAAAAAGAAAAAGAAAGAAAAGATTTAATAGAATATTTAAAAACTCTAAAATAAATATTATATAGATTCGATTTTATTTGTTTTTAGTATTAAGTAATATCACTATGTAGAATAGAAAGCGAGGCCGATGATAAATTCAACGATTCATAATCACTGTCAATTTGCTGTAATAAAAGAACATGATGTTGTTTTTCTTCGGTTAACAATTCTTTTAAAACTTTAATTTTTACTTTTGATTCCCTGATATGTGAGATATAATGATTCATCATTTTTTGCTTGGATAGGGAAACTCTACAAAATCGACATTGGACTTGTTTATGTTTACAAGATAATGTATCTTTCCCACATTTCACACAATATTCGGAAATGGAACATATATTTACATGATTGGAAATGGCTTCTCTTGTATTATAAATCATTTCTCCACACTTACAAGAATAAATATGATGTGAAAAAACATGTCGGAATATTTCGGAATGCGTGCCTTTAAAATTTTGACAAAACTGACATGTGTAAATCGAAAATTCATCTTTTTTAATGATATCATGGTCGATTTCGAAATTTGATGATTCTTTGGGTGCAGAACAATAGAAACATTTCTTTATGGAATCACATTTTTGTAAAAAACAAAAAATACAAATTCTTGAAAATGAATTACAATGAATATGATATGGATGATAACATTTAAATGATTTCAATTTTATAGGTATTATACTCGGACCTAAACATAAAATACATTTTTCCATTTATTCTTTCATGTTTTACTTCAATTTAAAATCAATTTTTTTGATTGTTTAAATTTTTTTTGATTGTTTGATTTTTTTTTGATTGTTTGAATTTTTTTTTGATTGTTTGAATTTTTTTTGATTGTTTAAATTTTTTTTGATTGTTTGAAGTTTGTTTTTTTCATTCATAATACTCAATATTTGGATAAAAAGATTGCATGATTGGTATTAATTTTTTTTTTGTGTAATTTTGTTTTTTATTTCGAATGTTATTTAGAGAAGATTTCGAAAGATTAATTTCTCTGTAAAGTAAGACAGGGTTTGTGTTTGTATTATTCCAACAAATGAGAGAATCATGATTTTTACGATACCCATATTTTTCAAGTTTTGAAATATCTTTTTTGAAACAAAACCAGAGAGTGAGACGTCTTTTTCGTTGAATGGAAATCGATGAATCCGTTTCGGTTGATTTTAAGTTGCAACACATGAAACCAATGTATCGACAATTTAGATTAAAGCGGGAGAGGGTTATTTTCCCCATGAAAGTCAAAGGCAATGCAATTAAATAGATTGCATCTTTATTGACAAACATTGAATTTAGATAAATTTTTGCTGGTAAGAAGAAGAAATGACGACTTCCGGACATTGTTTTATCGACGAGGATGGGTTGTTTAAAAATAAATTTGAGTAAATCTTTATTCACCTTACGACTGTGACGGATGATTTCTTTTTGTGTCAATCGAGACCTTTTTGGATAAATTTCCGGAAGATGTTTGAAAAAGTTTTCATTTTCGTATTCTTTTTTTTTATAGAAGCGAATGATGAGGCATGCATCGACCGTACAATGAATATTTAAACGGTAGGAAGGTAAAAGTCTTGTGTCGTTTCGACATAATAGTAAATTTCCATTGCAATCATAAAATGATAAACTAAAATAATGTATTTTGGAGAGTGGGATTTCCCCTTGTAATATGAAACATTCGTTTTTTTTGATAGATAGAATGTAATATTCGCAAGATTCATCAGGAAATGCAAAATTCAGAACCGATGGGGATTTGGATTTCAGTGGGAAATAAAGAGAATGATATTTTTTGTAAATTTCAAAAATGATGTTGGAAACAACCACTTTTTTAAAATAAGTCTTGGAGAATTTTGATAACAAAATTATCAAAACCAAAGTTAAAAAATGAAAGACGAAATACATTCTTTCATGTTTTTTTTTTTGTATCATTTGTAGAGAAAGTATGATATAATATATGAAATAAATATTATTTATCAGTCAAATCATTCATTTTTACATTTATAAAAGGGTAAAGATATCTATATTTGTATAATTTATTTTTTTGTAATTCATGTTCTATCAAAATGACTGTTTGTTCTACGAATTCTTTGTTAATCATTTGAAGAGTTTCGATTGCAGCATCTTCGTTCAAACCGACAATTGGTTCGTCGATAATGACAATAAAAGATTGGAGAGCTTGGGTTCGAAGAGTCCCGCGTAAATTGATAATAATTCTTTTTTGACCTCCTGATACATTTGTACCGTCATAGATTCGAGACAAAAATTCTTCTTCTCCTTTGTCAGAGAATAAATTTTTTTGAAATTGAGGGTATCTAGTCAAGAGGGAATCCAAATCTTTTTTGGTAGCGGAAGTACCGTAAAGAATATTTTCTAAATTGGTGAGTCCGATGAATAATGAATTTCTTTGGGGTATCAGAGTTATAATTTCTCGAAGTTGAGATGTGGGAATATCCTCAATATTGTATCCTCCAATGGTGAGTGTTCCAAAGGAAACTGGAATTAATTTCAAGAGTAAATGAATGAGGCTTGATTTCCCTGAACCAGACGTTCCTTCTAATATATATTTTTGTTTATCTTTGAAAGTGATGGAAATATTTTGGAATAAGCATTTTTGCAGGACGATATCAAAGCAATAATTTACATTTTCCAGAACGATTTCTCCATTTGTTATTGCTACCCTTGGTTTGGGTCTACTGTCTGTTTCAATCAGCAATTTATATAATTCTTTTGTGCTATTACGGATTCCTTCATATGTATTCAAAGCGTTCAAAAGAACGTATCCAAAATCTTTGTAATCGAATAGGTATTGAAATTCGATAAAGATAAAGGTGATGAATTCTTGTTTTTCGATTTGTTTTTTCAAGAAAAGATTGTTCATGATTGAAAATTTCAAGAGAAAACAGCAAATATTCATGATACTCATCATCATGATTAAATGTCTTCGACTGGTCATTTGACTTCGAATGGCCTTGCTTAACCTGCCGGTATATTCACGCTGTCGTTTAATTTCATTTTCCACTTGTGCATTGATTTGTATATGGAATATATTTTCAAAGGTCGAACTAAAATGTTTATTGGAATTATAATATTCTGTGAATTTACGGTAAACACAATTACGGTAAGAAGTTGTTAGAAAAAAAATCCAATACATTCGAAAGATATCGATAATCGAGGATAAGATGCCCAGTTTTTTATCAATATAGAAAAAATAATAGAGATTTACTACTATCAATTTCAAAAAAAAAGGAACCATTTTGTTTGTAAAGTCTTTCAATAAAGATTCCAAATCATAAACTGTATCCTGTATCCGAGTCAAGGTCTCCCCGATATTTATCTCTTCAAAGTTTTCATTTCTAGAATTCAAGGTACCAGTTCGTAGGGTATAATTCAGAAAGGTAATATATTTTGGAAAGATAATTTTTTCGACTTCATTTTGAGTCCAAGAAATTGCACTTATTACCAATAAAACTAACATTAAATAATATGCTTGACCCAATATCGTTTTGTTTCGTATTTGGTAATTTATTTCATTGAAAATACCTTTTTCTTTTTTTTTTGAAAGTACGATTTCCGGATTGTATTTTGAAACACTGTCTGTCAATGCACCAAACAATTTGGAAACAAATACAGTTGTCAGTGGAAAGGTGATAATAATAATAATTAGATAGACAAACAATTCGTATTTATTATCATCGATAAAATCATAAATTAGTTTCTGATGAATATATTCTAATTCTTTGTCTTTATCTTTCATTTTTTATTTACAAAAATAAAATTTTTGTCTGTTTTTTTTTCCATTTTTTTTTTTGTTTTGACAAAGATGTTATCCTTTCCATTTTTGGTGGATTTTTTAAGTAGACTCCCTAACAAGGATGCGAACCCGTATCATTTGAAACAGATTTGTCATTTGAGTCAAAAAGACATTTCGATAATAGATAAAATACCTTACCTATCAAGATGCAAGAGAATCAAAATTTTGAATCAATATCTAGTCCGAGCAGCCATTCATCAAGATTTTCATTTCCTCGAATATGCGAAAAGGAACGGATGTGACTTGTCAAAGATTACATTTTTTATTTTTTATAACATGGATTTAAATCGTTTCAATTCGGAATATTATATATCATTTACGGTTCAAAACATGAAAAGCTTATATAATATTCAATATTTGGATGAATTACAAATATTTGAACAAGATTGGGAAGGTTCCATTTTGAAATGGTTATGTGTTCGCAAGTGTAATAGAGGTTTACTTCATACTCTGCTCAACTTGCAACAATTGAATCTAAATGCAGAAGTGAACGAATTGCGCCAAAATATATTATTTTTTTTAGCAACCTATATTTCCAAAGAAACGATTGGAAAAAATAGAAAGATAATCATGATAATTAAATATATGATTCTACATTCTAATATTAATTTACAACACATTGATGCAAATGGTGAATCCTTTTTGGATGTGTGGAACAGAAATAGATATATCTTTCTCACGAAACCTTATGATTTTTATCATGTTCGCAATTTATACAATCTTACCTTGCGGAAAATAATCAAAAAAAATGCTATTTATGGAGTATTGTTAATTTATGAAAGAAATCCGAAATATCTTTGTCAAGATTTATCTAAAAAAATTATTTCCTATTTTTAATTTTTCATTCATCTCAACATGTCAGAATCAAATGTGGTGGAATCACTTTAATATTTATCGGTCGCAGAATAAAATGTGTCTGAACCAATTGAATTTTTATTACTATCGGTAAAAGAATAAAATTTGAATGGACCATCTGAACCAATTGAACTTGATAGTCCCCCACTACTGCCTCTACGAACAATTGCTTCACTATTGCCTCTACGAGGAACAATTCGATTACCTTTTCGGTTTGGTGGTAAATCACCTCTACGAACAGAATTACTTGGTAAATCACCTCTACTAACAATTGCTTCACTATTGCCTCTACTAGGAAAAGGATTTATATTAACAAGATTACCTTTTTCTTTTTGTGTTTTAATTGTAGTAGAAATATTCGTTTGAGCAGTTGGACCTGGGTTAGATTTTGTATTTTTCGATATAATATAAATATATCCAAATCCAACGAATATAATGCTTATTAAAATAACGGTCCATATTGTTTTTTTATTTTTGTCTTTCTTTTCTTCGTCTTCTACTGTATATGACATGATTTGTTAAAAGATTTTTTTTTTTTTTTTTTTTTTTTTGTAAAACATGATGGGTATCCTTTTCATAATAGGATTTTTGAAAATTTTGAATGATTCGGTACAAAAAAAAAAATTGGAAAACACCATTTCTAAAATTGAAAATAGTAGAAAAAAAATGGAAAAAGAAATCGTCCGAATTGAAAAAGAATATATTGTATCCAAGGAGAAATTAGAAAAAGCAAATTATGATTTGGAAAAGAATATTCTATTAATAAAGAAAGTAAAAGTATTAGAACTAAGAGAATTGGGTTTACAAAATACAAAATTAAATGAAGAATTGAAGATAAAGAAATCTAACATAATATCTTTAAACAATGAGATTGATATATTACAAAAAGAAATAATAAAGTGGAAACGAACGGGTAAATTTTATAATTTCGTTTACAATTATTTTAATTTTATTTTAATTTTTTTTTTAATTTCCGTATCGATTTATTTTTATTTTGTCATCCGCCAAAAACAAATTTTGAAGACGATTTCTGAGGAAAAAAAAAATTGGCAGGAAGGATTCAAAAAAGCAAAACAGAATTCCCAGCAAAAAATCAGAAATTCCCAGGAAGAAATCATAAAAAAAGAAATAGATATAGACAAAAAACGAGAACAAACCGAAAATCTCCTTTCTCATGCGAATAAAAAAAAGCAACAGGCACAATTATATTTACCGACATTTAAAACTATAATAAATAATTTGAAATTGAAAATTGCTAAATTAACAGAAGAAATAAACAGAAAGAAAGGATATTATAAACTTTCGACCTCATCGGAGAATCAGGAAAATAAAAAAATGTCTTATAAAGATTTTGATTGGAATGACCCATATATAGGAGGGACAGGAGGAGTTGATAATAAAAGGGAGGAATTTAAAATGGAAGTCCAGAACCCTTATGGATTTGAGACATTTGAAAGCAAAAATGGATAGAACCCTTTTTTTTTTTATGAAATCCGATAAGGTTTAGAAACAATTATTTTGGTGTCTTGATTGACTAATGTTATTTGTATTTTGCATCGAATATAATGAAATGTGAGACTACCATCTGTTGGAACAGTAAAGGTTTTTTGGTTTTCGTTTTCAATGATGGAAAAGATATTGGTGTTTTCAATTGAATTTTTTTCCCAAGTGTATTCGAGTTTTTCAATGTTTGTCTCATGATTCAAGATTGCTTGTATTTGATTTTCTTGGAAAAAGTATAAAGATAATGTGTATTGTTGTGTATCGTATAGAAATTGTGGAATGGATGTTTTGTAGTGGTTTAAATCTTTGAATGCAAAACCAACAAAAATTTTTTTATTGTTATTATAATAAAAAGAATGAATAAAAATATTGTAAGATTCTTTTAAGCCATTCAAATGATATTTGACGTGAAATTTTTGGTTTTTAGCATTTATGAAAAATAGATTTGTGGAGGAGGTATCCGTTCCTAAGAGATTATGTGTATAGTTTGGTGAGTAGTTTTGTCCAAGTGAGTGTAAATCTTTGAAAAAATATAGATATACTTGTTTTGGGTTTTGTAAATTTTTCAAATCATCGAAAAATTTAGAGTCGTAATTTATCTGGTCGAAAAAAGGTGTTTTTTTTTTATCGTAGAGAACAGTGATTTGAATGAGATATCTTTCTAGAGAAGAATTATTTGTGGTATTGACCGTGGTAATTTTAGGTGTGATGAGTTGATGGATTTGTTCAATGGTATGCAATTCATTATAAAGAGAATTTTGTGAGAGAGATAGAAAGTATTTATTCCAAAATGTGTTCAAGATGTATGATTTAAAATTATTTTGAACAAGATTCATTTGATTGAATTCGTTGTTATTAAAAGTTTCTTCTTTGACTTCAATGTATTGAATTAAATATTTTAGATTGTAAATAAGAGAGTAAGAATAAGTGTAAAAATTTTGTATATCACTGACGGTAAAAATATCAGTTCTAAGATTGTTAGTAAAGATACTATTAATTGAAGAAGTCAAATTTTCCATCAGGTATAATTTTTTTCGAATCATGTCCAAATTTAATAAATGATTGTCGGTACAAATGAATAAATCGAAAATATCTTGAAAAAATTGTTTTCCGGAAGTATATATTCCATTGTCTGTGTAATCTTCTAAAGATAGTAAGGATTGTAAGGTGTATCCATTGGAGGGGGATATGAAATAATTAGAATCGATTGTTTTAAAAAGACTAATTGTACTTATAATGAAACCTATATCTTCTTTTGCCATACCTTTATTTTTCGAAAAAAAAAAAAAAATAAAAAAAAAAAATGATTTCAATTTTAAATGATATTTCTTATTTTGATTTTCTTTTTCATTGTTTTATTTATTAATGAAACGTTTTTTAAGGAAAAATATATGCATTCTCTTTTGTCCATTTCGGATGCAAAAGAAATGATAAAGAACAAAGAGATTGATATTATTATTGATGTTCGAACGAAATTCGAATGGAATCGAGGTCGGCATCCGCAAGCGATTCATATACCGCTTGGTACGTTGGAAAATTATGATTTTGAGGAACATAAAGATAAGACAATACTTTTGTATTGTAGAACGGGCACAAGGGCAAGGATGGCCATGGAAATGATTCAAGATAGAGTCCATAAGGTTTATTATATTGACGAAGGATATCAAAAATTATTAGATTAAATGTCAATTTCATCCGTATTAATACCCATAATTTCGTGGGAACTTTCTTCTTTTATGTTTGAATCGGCTTGTTGAATCAAAGCATCGAATTCGGTGTCTTCAATTTGTGTAGATTCGATTCTTTGTTCATTATTTTCATCATCTTCTAAATTTCTTAAATGACCATTGGATTTGAGAAAAGTTACTTCTTTATCGAAATATTTCAGAATGATATCACAATATTCTAATTTTGAACCTTTGGATTGTATCATGCTAAATTTTGAATATCCTGGTCGAAATGAAATCAAGACGAAATCCCCTTCCCGGACATACACACGATTACGCATGTTTCCTCGTAAATGCCCCATTCGTTTCGTCCTATCTTGACAACTTAAAATATAACGACAATCTCCCATTCTTTGAGTAACGTAGGCATATTCTTGATTTTCTTTTTTGAGTGGAATATCTCGTGATTTATGTCGACGTCTTGGTGGCATTTTTCCTAATTTTTACAAATATCAATTATCTATTTGAGAATTCGAATTCTTTTTTTTAAATAATATAAAAAAAAAAAAAGAATTTAAATTAAAACAATTATGATTCATATTGATTCAACAAA